TATTATTATTTTTAATTATTTTATTTCACAGTTTCCATTTGAACAGGCTAATTCACCACTTAAATCTGTATTATCATCTGCTTCGATGATCTTTGATAGATCAATAGTTGTAAGATGTGTCAACATTTCGTGATATTTTTCTTCGGTAATATCTTCAAAAGGAGCTTGAATATAAGATCCACCATCGTATGGTAGTACTGATAATCCATTGTAATACTCCTTATTATCCCACATCCATTCACCTACTGTATCCCAATCTTCGTTTTTAATTGATATTGTTGCAGATACATTATGTGTATTTTCACCTTTTCTATGACCAGGCTTAATCCAATCTTTAGATACCAACTTAACTCTTTCCAAAAGTTCAATAGCTGATTCTGTTCTTAATATTGAATTGGCTGGTGCCATCTGTGGAACGCTAATTACTGCTGTATCATGTGGTCTAAAATATTCATCCTCAATTAATTCTGGGTGATATATAGCCAAATGTGTGTAAATTGACTCATTTTTACCTACACGGATTCTACGAACATAGTAATTATTAAACCAAGCGTGAATGCCAGATGATGTACCAAGAACCAATGAACTTGTACCCGATGGTTTTACAGTTGTTGTTCTTGCAGCAACGTTAATACCGATTATACCAGCGACACGAGCATTTTCTTCTTTAACAATTTTGGCAGCTTGTTTCATGTCGTAATTCAACACAACACCAGAACCAATACCTGTCATACCAACACCAATAAGAGCCTCTTTTTCAGTTGTTCTTTTCCATATCTCACGGATGTAATGGAAATTAGTATAACCAGCCTGTAGTGTACCAATAAATGCGGCAGCTTTTACTCTGTCATTATAATCTTCCTGAGATTCAATATTTGATACGTTAACCTCACAAAGGTTACAGAATTGATATGGTCTAAGTGCGATTTCGCAACATGGGTTTGTACCCCAATCTTTATCGTTTGTGAAATAGATACCTGGTTCACCTGAGCCTGATAATTCTATCCTTTTCCAAAGATCATTAAAGAATTCCCTTGTAATTTTGTGTCTTAAAAGTACAGCTGAGTTATTAGCTCTACCTCTCTGTGGGTTTATTTCCCACCAATTACCTGATTTACATGAAATCATTTCATCATCGTCAGCCGAAAATAAAGAAATTAACGCTGCTCTACGAATACCACCTGCTAATACAGCATCAGCAATATAACAAACGATATCATGTACCTCAATAGTTGATAACTTATCACCATCTTCTTTACTATCCAAAATCTTTTTCACATTGTGAATACAATCCTTCAATGGTTGAGAGCCTGGAGCTTTACCACCAGATGTTACCAATCTTGCACCTTTTTGTCTGATATCCGAATAATCGAACTCAGGAGTTGATGTGATATCACCAGTATATGATTTGATCAATACCTTAATAGCATCAGCCCATCCTTCAATTGAGTCGGATATTAAAAATCTTCTCTTTCTATCAGCTTTAGGTTTCCTTATTTCAGGTAATTTTTCAACATGATGTTTTTGTACTGAGTACCCAACACCTGTGCCACCTAACAATAAAAACATTGTTTCTGGGAAACAATCAATATGATCTATCGGTAAATAACAGCAGTTGTAAATTCTGTTTGGTGATATTTCAATTGGTTTACCTCCGAATTGTAATGACCTCATTGAGGGTAATACTTTCCTATCATAAACGTATTGATAAACATTTATTATTTCATCCTTCAACATGGGATATTGTTTAATATGCATTTCCATGTTTCTGGTTACCAAATCATGCCAAGATTCCCTTTTTTGTTGTTCTGGCAGATACTTAGCGTACTTCATGTACACTGTGATGTCACTTAAAATTTTCTGTGATATATCCATTATTATTTTCTTTTGTTTTAATAAATATATCCCTAAATCGCAAGGGATATATTTATTTTTTTTATATTCCTTTCTGTTCCCTTTCCTTTCTAACTTCCAACAACTTTGCCTTTACCCTAGCATCTCTATCGTTCTTATCCTTATCCTCAAAACCCTGGATTGTTATTACATCAGACGTATCTATAAGCATTTTTCCGTTATCAAACAAGCAGTTAGCATATACCATACCATCATCACCCATTCTATTTTTCAATATGGTTATAGTTGCTCTCTTTTCTTCTTTTTGTGCGAGTGTTTTACCTATTGAAACTATAAGGTGGGCAATTTGTGCTTTTTTAAGATTACCACCCATATTTTCAGTCTTAACAACCTCAACAGCGGTAGATGATCTATTACCTTGTGTAGCAGCCCAACCAGCCACATTCATTTCAGCAACCAATGATTCAAAGTGTCGCATAATACGACCTTCGTTTGACCAATCCTCAGCACCAGCATATTCTTTTTCAGATGATAAACAATCAATATAATCTAAAATTAATTCATCGATTTTATCACCCTTAGAATTGATTCTCTTTATAACGTTTTTTATTACGTTAACGGTAGCACCATCAGATGATAATTTCATCAAGAATAATTTACCAACACCAGGTTTTTTCATTTCGATATCAACCAATTTCTTAACATCATCTTTTCTTGCTGATAATTCACCCAATGGGATACCAGTAATAGCCGAATAATGTTTACGTTGCACATCTTTATAGTTGTCTTCGAAAAATATCTGTAAAACGTTCTTTCCTGACAAGTAAGCTGTTGCTGCTATCTTACTAAGGATAGTTGTCTTACCCACCCCTAATGGGGCTATAATGAGCGCTAATTCACCTTTTGCAAGTCCACCATTGGTTACGGCATCAATACCCGCTATTCCTGTTGGAATTGGTTCACGATAATCGTCAGCTAATACACTATCAATTTCAAAATCCAATCCAATTGGATCATCTACTGATTTGAATAGTAACGCTTTCTTTAATACTTCTTCAATGGAATCAACATCCTGTAGAATACCCTTATCTAATTTGCTCTTAATCTGATTAACAGCAACTTTTAAAGATTGCATCTTACAAAACCTTTGTGCCGTTTCTTGAACGTTAAGGTTGTTTATTTTACATTTTTGGATATTGTCAACAGTATCCAATAACTGCTGTTTAAATGTATCAGCAGTTATTGGAATATTCATGTTAACCTCAGACTTTAAAGCTGGGAAATTTAGTAGACAATTGTGTTTTTCATAATAGTCCTTTATTAAATGAGCTATTTTTGAAAACGATTCATTGGTAAAAAATTGTTTGTCAACAATATCAATGATCGACAACCCAAACTTGTGGTCTGTTATAATTTCATTGAAAAGTTGTAACTGATAATCTGTACCTAAGTCGCTTAATGAAGTTACTTTCTCTATCATATGAAATTATGCTAATTTGTGATTTAAATAAGTTAATTCTAACGCATCATTTTTAGATGAAAGCGTTTTTTGAATGCTTGTAATGATTTTGTAGATATGCTCTCTGATATCAACGCTGTACCTAACAGTACTTGGGTAAATATTACCATTGAATTCCCTGTAAGCTATTTGCTTCCCATTAGCTTTAACGATAAGTTTAAACACATCGTTATTATGATTTTGATCAAACGATGGATCGGCATCATATTTAGCCTGGTTTAGGGTCATAAAATCCATTGTTTTGTTCTTCAAGCTATGTGTGATAATGTTTAAATTATCATCAATAACATATTTGAAATCCATGCTGTTTGGTGCTTTTTCATTATAGCCAAACACATTAAACAATCTCTGCACCACGATGTGGTCGTTCAACTTCAAGGTAAACTCGAAGTTCTTCTCTTTCCTTTCTTCCATATTATTTCTTTGATTTAAAGTAATTCTGCTCTTTTTTTATAATACTAATAAAACTTCCCCAAAAAACAAAATATTGGTCATCATTATTAGATATATAATTTATTAACTTATCTTCCTTGATAAACTTCATAACAGTATTTACACCACCTCTACCCTCTGGATTCAGAGGATCTTCAACCATTTCACGGATTGTTTCCTTGAGTTCATCGGTTACATTCGGATGATTATTTAAATCAATGATTTTACTCATTACTGACATATAATCAGTACCGTATGACCCCCATTTAGTATTACCCTCAACAATCGTTTTTAATGCTTTTAGATTAGGTTTTTCAACCAGTAATTCTTTAGCACGTTCAATAACCCAATCCTGGTCTTTTTGTTCTGTTTTTAGCTCAGGAAACAACTTTAATGCAGTTCCTTCACCAACACCTTCCAAACCTGCGATATTGTCTGATGTATCACCAGCAATCATTTTTAATAACCCAACATTACCTTGATGGTATTCAAAGAAACTATCAAAATTCTTCTTTGTTATGATCACCTTTTTATTTGATAAGTACACACTAACATCATCGGCAATCAACTGTAATAAGTCTTTGTCGGCTGATAGTATGATTTTGTTTTCATTTGGTGAATTCTTTACATAATAAGCAATTGCATCATCAGCTTCACAGCCAGGAACTTCAACTTGTCTTATATATAATTCTTCCAAATATTGTCTTATTCGTAATCTCTGACAACCAAGATCATATTTTTGTTCTTCGGTATATTGTTGACCACGATTTCCTTTATAGTATGGGTAATAACCCTGTCTATATTTAGTAGAATCCTGTCCTTCCCAAAATACAACAACTTTAGTTATACCGTACTCGGCATAAAACTTTTTTATTGTATTAATGAAATGGAAAATGGTGCCAACACTACCTTTTTCTGTTTGGATACTTTTGGCACCATGAAATCCTATTTTCAAAAGGTTCTCACCATCTATCAATAGTGAGTTAACCTTACTTTCTTTAACCTTAGTCTTCGTCATTATAGTCAACAATTGTTGCACCCTCTGTTTCAATAATATCAACATCATCGATATTAGTGTCATCACCGAATTCTTTTTTGAATTGGCTTACAATATAATCCATATGATCTTTCTTATATTGCTCGAATGCTTGTTTACCATCTTTAACATCACTTCCACTACGTTTATCGGTTTTTAAGAAACCATGCGCTGTGATAATAATATTAGAGTCTTTATATCCAAAACCATTGATGTGGTTCTTATCAACCGTAACCTTACTCCTGGTAGCGATATTAATCTTTCTACCATTCTTAGATGCTTCAATTTTAGATATACCACTTTCAGCTTCATTACCGAAACGGAAAACCAATGTTGAACATTGATATATTGCCTCACCACCTTTAGGTTTGATCTTAGGTTGTGCGCCATATGTCATAGGTATTTGTACCCAAGGTAAATTACATATAACCAATCCAGCCCAATATGGTGATGATTCTTTTCTTGTCTTATTGATTCTCTGATTAATACCCATGTTAATCTTCTCAGCAAGTACACCAGCAGTATGTTGTTTACCACCTTTACCCTCATAAGTCATTTTACATGGTACAGAACCCACAGAATCCCAGAAGAAACAAATATCCCTCTTTAATTTACCAGCATCTTGAGCATCAAGAACCTTATTTATTTTCTCGGTAACCTGTTCAACATAGTCAAGCTCATCAAAATAAATAAAATCACCTTCCCACTCACCTGTTTCAGAGTTTAATTCGGCTTTCATACCCATTAATTTTGCATGTTCCCATGACCATTTCTTCTCAGTTATTAAGAATATCGGCATGATACCTTTCTTCTGAGCATCAGCTGCTGCTGCAATCAAAGCGGTTGTTTTACCAGCATTTGAGTGACCCAACAACATATTGATGTGACCCATTGCAGGTCCTTGCAAACCTGTTGCATCTAAGAATGCCTCACCACAATCCAAAAATATATCTTGTTTGTATCTTGTAGTGCTTGCACCTAATTCTTTCTTTAAATCATCCAAAGAAAACTCTTTCTTAGAAATTGATTTTTTAGGTTTTGATTCTGTTGAATCAATTGGTTCCGTTGAACCAGTGTTAGGTTTTTGCTTACCCTTGTCCTTGTTATTGTTCATATTATAAAATATTGTAATAATTAATTAGATAAATAAAGCTCCCGTATTGGTGAGAGCTTTATTTATTTTTATTCTTAGAACGGTAAATCGCTCATGTCGATATATTCGTTTTCTTCAACTTCATCATTAGATGTTGTTGATGCTGGAGCGCTGTATGAAGCTGCTGGAGCGTTATAAGATGTAGCAACGTTATCGTCACCTGCCTTAGCAACCATCTTCTTTAATTCTGAATCCCATACTGGTTCACCACCATCGGCTACAATTCTTAGGTATTCTACATTCTTTTTGCTGTAAACATCCTTCCATGTCTTAGTGTCAGATAACCATTTAGTCATCATATCCTTATCCTTAGAAAGTGGTGTTACTTCATCATCAAGTTGTATAGATACAACATTTGTCTGTGCCTTGCCTTTAGTGGTATCTTTTACCAAAGATAAAACGATATCTCTACCTGCGATTGGGTTCCAGATTGCACCTGTTCCGTAATTTTTTTCGTTAAGACGAGCGATCAATGGCTTTAATTTATCCATTATACCCGTTTTCTTGTAATTGTGAGCAAATCTCCAGAATTTAACACCTTCTGCTTCTTTACCCCTTTGGATACATCTAACAATGTAGAAATCTTTAGAGATGTATTGTCTTGCTGATTCTTGATCAGTCTTATCACCTACTTTAAGTATCGCATACTTATCTGCGAGTGGTGATTCTTCTCCGTCCTGTGCTGGATCGTACAACTTTACGTAGTTCTTACCAACTTTAAGATTATGGAACTTTTTAGTTACATAAAAATCAAGAGGATTATCCTGGTTTGGAAGTAATCTTAATACCACCTCACCCTCATTTTCATTGTCTGGTAATACCAAAGAAAGGTATTGTGTTAGGTCTACCTTGTTTCCTCCACCTTTGGAGTTTTTCTCAGTTTGTTTAGCATAATTGCTTGCGAATGTGTCGGCACCTTTGCCCCAATCTACTTGTGAATAGTCTATCATATCTTATCGATTTATTTACTACAATATTAGACAATGAAATCGATAAAGTCAAGTTTTTCAAAAAAAAATTTTAAAATAAAGTTTTTGTAATACCATAACCAAATACCAAAACACCTGGTTTTGTTGCATTATATAATTGTGTATTTGCTGTGGTACCTGTTGATATATTACGAGCAGCAACATCACTGTTAGACAACGTTACTGATGTTGTACGATTTAATGTTATTGATTGTATTGGCATGTTGATCTGATTACCCGTAGCTAATTCAAAACGTGTACCATTAACAGTCATATCAATAGTATCATTAGTATTACCGATACCTATAAGTCCTGTTAATACTATGGTATTCTTTCCAACACCATTTCTATTAACAAAATCATTAGCGGTGTCATTATCATTATTAGTTAATGTTGTACCAATAGTACTTATTAACTGTGTAAAATTCTCTCTCATAATCTCTATTAAAAGTTACTCATTCTTTTATCTTCATCATTACCAGGATAAAAACTTTTCTTTACATCGTTTTTATCATAATCTGACATTAATGTATCCATCATGGACATTCTATCTGGTTTCTTTTCCAAACCTGTTTGGTTCTTATAACCAACACCTTCAACATAATCTTTATCAGTTACACTATAAGGATATGATTTATCAGCCAAAGCACGTCTTCTTTCATCCTCAGTTGGTGGACGCATTAATTCAACTTGCTTTTCCAATTTACCCATTTGAGATATGATTGAGTCCATTTTACCAAGACTACCCTCAAGATCATTTATCTTGTCATATATTCTTTGTAATG